CGGCTTCGTGTACAGCATCATGTCTGTATATTTAGCTTGATAGTTTACGCTTGCACTAAACTCCACTTTCCTGCATTCCTTGAACGGGCTGCCAACAAATGGATTTCGGTCCATCCAGTCGCACAGTTCTAAAATAGAAGACTTGTTCGAGGTGAAGTACACGAACGAATGCCCTTTCAGCACGGTTAGTACATCCAGATAGTCGGCCAGACGCCAGTACATCTTGTAAGTTCCCACTTCAGTGGAAAGGTATGGCGGATCAACCAGAAATACCACACCCGGAACATCCTTGTAACATTTGAACACTTCCTTGTAATCTTTGCAGGTAACCATAATCCCTTCCAGGTAATCTTCCGCTTTGGAATAATCAGCCCGCCGAATTCTATTGTAGATGGCTTCTTTCTTCATTTCTTCCAAACTGGCCACATACTTCATGGCGAACAACAAGGAGGCTGAAATCGTGATATAATCCACGTAGCCGTGCTCTTTTTCCTCCCTCTCAATACGGGCAAACATTTTATCGCGAACCTCCCCGGTTATACGTTTATTTTTGGGTTCTCCTTCAGCTATCCGGCGCAAATCGGATAACAGCACATTGGTGGCCGGAATATTCGCAAGCCGGCAGCGGTAGTTGTCGAAGTCGTTATACACAACGGTGGCATCAGGCCTGACACATTTGGTAATATGTGACAGCAGGCCCGAGCCGCCAAACAGGTCCACAAACACGGTGCTGTCCGGAAACTGTCCCAGCACCTTGATAAATTCCTTCGCAAACATGCGTTTCTGCCCCACAAAAGGAAGCGGAGCGGACGAATACATCTTTCTCATTTCATTCTGCCTTAAAAACGGCCGCAAAGGTCCCCAAAATAAACGAAAAACAGCGGGAAACATAAACGGTTCCCGCTGCAAGACATATACAGCAAACTACACGTTCAGCCCGAAACGGACCGTCTCGTCACCGGCAAGCAGTGCGCGGGTACCCGGGATATTGTTCTCGTAGATATGTACATTTCCCAGAAAGAGGGTGATCGACTTCAGGGGAAGTTCTATCTGCCGTGCCATCAGGTACAGGTGGTAAATATCGGAAGGCAGCCCGAGGTTCGCGTCGCTGCTGCGCTGGTAGGCAGACAGAACCAGTTCCCCGTCATCCAGCTGGAACTGTACCAAACTCAAGCAGGGTGCCTGATTACTTTCGGCACCAGTCTCACCCAGAAAAAGCACATAGTTCTTGCTGTTGCGCTTCTCCCGGTTGATTTTCGCTATCAATGGCGGCAGCTTCTCGAAATAGGTAGGATAACTGTTCACCAGGATGGAACCGCAATAATCCCACCAATTGATGCCGGCCTCCCGGTACTTCTCCACGTTACGTTCCCCCTGCATGAACAGCTGTAACTCGCTACGAAGTTTCTTGCGGGCGATATTATGCCCCTCGAATATGTCAAGCAGGTCCGCCGGTGTCAGCGACAACTGTTCATTCAGAAGGTATTGTATATTTCCCTTCTTGTTGGTCTGTGTCTTTCCCGCGACAAGAATCTTGTCCAGGATACGGTAATACTTATTCATAGCCATTTCCTCCTTCTAATATTAAAACACCCTAAAGATAGGGGAAAACGGCGCTCCAAACGGTAGAAGACAACTCATTCACACTGCAAGCGTCTTGCAGTCACTTTGAAACCGTTTCACCAGGGCGTAAACCTTACGCTCGCTCACCGAATACTTCTCGGACAGTACGGGCACGGCATACGAGACTTTCTCACCATGATCCAGCAGGCGGGTATAATCCGCATACAGATCGATATACCGGGCATCTTCCAGACGGATGCCGACCGCCTGGAGCCTTTTCAGCAGCTCTCGGTTAAAGTTTAATATCTCAATCACTTTCATACAACAAAAAAATTATATCTTTGCATCGCCAATCATTTTTTAAACAACAAAAAAACGTCAAACCGTGACAGAGGGCATTTGCCCCCGGTCGCGCGGTTTGGCGTTTCATGTTTTAAAAGTGATTGGCGTTACTTTTTAACAGGCCGGGGGCTTTTTCTTATCCTCCCCCGAAGGATTTATTCCACCCGGTACTTCTCCGGATCAAAAGCATCTTTCTTTTTCCAGCCGTCAGCCAGCGTATTCTGGATGTGCCTCATGGCTTTCGTATAGAAGTCCGTCAGCTCCTCCAGTTTTTCAAACGTCCGGTACCGGGGTTCGTCATCCGTCCCGAATTTGAACGTTACCGGAAGTGTGACACCACCGGTCTGTACAGCCAAGTCATGGGCCGTCTTATAGTTGAACTGGTTCTCGCTTGACAGCCACACCGGCATGCCATCGTAAACAAAACCGCAAAGAATAGCTTCGTTTATCCTTTCGTTATACCAACCAAGCACAACGGATCTTATTACCCGGTCCGAGGGCTTGCCCAGAAACTCCTCCTCCATATAGGAGGCGGAACCGTCCCCACGTTCCTGCACATCCCAACGAATGCGCCATCCATTACGAGCCGGGCTCACACATTCAATCAGTTTTACCCCGGCACTTCCTTCAACTCTTTTCATGTAAACACGTATTTGGTTCTACCTTTGCCGAAGGTTTCCGTCTTGATGGTCGTTTCAAACGGAAAACCGTCCGGCATTTCCTTCACTTGTGCGAGAATATTCTTCATCTCCTCGCTGTTGGTGAAGAACTTCTTCGCCTCGCCGTTCACTTCGATGGCCACGATACAGCGGTCCTCTCCCTGTTCGGTCTTGATCCCGGTCTCAAAGTCCTTCACTACAATCGGTAAGTTTACCAGTTCCCGGATGCTTACCACCACTCCGGGAAAACGCTTCTTGCCGTCCTCCGGCTTATAGGAAACGTTCAAGTCTTTAAATGATCTCATTTCTTTGCCTGTTAATTTTTTAAACAACTTATTACAGTCGGCGTGCTTCGTCATGCCGTAGAAACTGGCAATCAGTTCCCGCCGTCTCTTTCTCGATTTTACCTCGTGCATCTTCCGAGCAAACTTCTGTTTGATGCGTTTCCGCAATCTTACATAATTGGGACGGATAACATAGCCGAGAAAATCAATGCCTTCCTCTACAGGAAACACCCGTTCATTAGGCTTGATTTCCAAGTCTATTTTTTCCATTTGCCCGTGAATAACATCACGAATCTTCCACAATTCCGCTTTCGATTTACCGAGTACCAGTCCGTCATCACAATAGCGATAGTAATAACGAATCCCGTACTTATCCTTCAGATAGTGGTCTAAAAATACAGACAGAAGCAGATTTCCTGCTCCTTGTGAGCTGCGCAGCCCGAAGCTGATACCTTCAGGCAACAGCGTTACAAAACGCTCCAGCAAAACCAGCAGCCTTTCGTCCTTGAACACCCTGCGGAAACACCACATCACGAAGTCCTGCCGCACATTGTCGTAGAACCTACAGATATCAAACTTGTAAGCATATAACGTGCCTTCCGGGTCTTTTTGCAGATCGGTACGTATGCGATTCATCAGGTCATGTGTGCCACGCCTTTTGATACTTGCTCCGGTTGTCCGGATGTAACGTTTTTGCAGGTGGCGGTCTACCACATTCATGATGGCAAACACAGCGATGCGGTCTTTCATGGACAGGATCTGCAAAATACGTTTTTTACCGTATTCTTCGATTTCCCTCTCATGGTAGCCGCCCAGCCGGAATGAGCCGTCCGCAATGGCAGCCGTCAGTTCGGCGATAATCTCCTCCCTGCGGGCAAGCAGGTGTCGTCCCTGCCTCGACCTCTTACGTCCGGTTCCGCGAAGTACCGCATCGAATGCCTCCGACATGTTGGAGTATTCGATGATTTCCTCGATGATATATCCTTCCCTGCGCATAAAGTTCTGCTGTCGGTTAATAAATATGGAAGATAAGGCCTTCCTTTCCCCGGGTCCGACTTCTTCGAATCACAAGTGACCTACCAAACTCCACCCGACGCGTGATTTTTCAGCTTTCCACCATTAAAGTGCTGTTGCTGTGGCTTGCTTCCCCCGGCACCACCTTGGGGACACGTCCCCATTGTTGTACGCCGGTTTGTTAGATTTCCAGACGCGAGCCGACATTCGCATTCGCATTCGAAGCATCGTTGTTCGCATTCGCATTCGATACACCGCCATTTGCATTCGCATTGTTGTGCCCGCGATAGACCACACGGACTATTGGGAAACTCCACCGGCTGCAAAGTTATTGATTTAACGGGCAAAATGAACTGACGAACTAAATTAATATCCAAAATAGGGCGGACATAATACCGCCCACCACAGTGAGTCCCCAATCAATCCAGTCCCATAAACCACCCCGAAGGGCATCCTTCAATTCAAGACAGCAGGCGGCCACCACGGTAGCATAGATCGCCGTCCAGGGGGTAAAGCCAAGCAGGCCTACCATCAAACCGCCCACAAGATGTTTGTAGCGGTTACTCGTTTTAAGAAATGTGATAATCTTTTTCATATACCTTGATTTTTTACTTTTTTCGACCGGCTCCGCCGGTATTTGAATACTTTTTAAACGGTGTTCGAAAACCATCCGAATCCCGTTCTTCCGTTTTGGTCGCTTCGCTCCACGCTTTGGCGCTTTGCGCTTACGCCAACTCGCGTATCGCCTTGTACGCTGCCACGCTTTGCGCCCGGACGATTTTGCCGCGGAAGGCCAGACGCGAGCCGACATGCGCACCCGCGAGAGACCACACGGACTGTGGCGGTGCTTATCCAGTACATGTCGGTATAGTAAGTAGAAGAT